GGTGTCATTTCATTGCGCCAGTAAGGACCCAGCGGCTATCCTTCCCGGCGACACACCATAGGGAAGAAGCACGATGTCACATCAACAAAACAAGGGGGTTCGCTGATGGAGAGCTTCGATCCAGGGAACGCAGGGACCATCGGTGCTACTGTCAGCGGGGCCATTGCTATCGCCATCATATGGGGGAGCAAGCTTATGGCCAAACGGCTAGGGCTTAGCGAGACCAGTGTATCGGAAGCTAACCAGCAGGCGCAGAAGGACATGCTTGACTGGCAGCGTGACCAGCTGAAGGACGAGGTGGCCAGGCGCGAGAAGGCCGAGGGGCAGGTGCAAACCCTGCTCGAAAAACTAGGCCTTATGAGCGAACAGCTGCTACATATGGAACGTCAGAACGCCGAGCTAAAGCGGCAGATGGATAATCTGACCTTACAGAACGAAAAACTTATGGCCCACATCGACGAGCTCAGCCGGACGGTCGACATGTTGCGGCCGAACCTGAATGGAGCGACTACCGCATGACGCAGAAACTGAGACGGGCTTGGGAGAAGTACGACGGGATCATCCTTCCGGTGTTGCTGGCCCTGCTGACCATGTGGGGCGGCATAGTGATAGGGAAGTGGTCAACCCTCAACGACCAGGCCCTGATGTGCTCCAAGCGCGTCGAGGAGCTGGGCAACGAACTGGGCATCCGCAGCAGCCTCACCGGGGAACCCCTCCCCAACTCCCTCATCGAGGCCAACAAGGCCACAGCCGAAGCGGCACGACTGTCTGCCGAAGCTGCCAAGAAGTCAGCCAACGCAGCGCAGAAAGCCGCTGACCAGGCCACTCCCGCAAAAGACCCACTGAGGACTGAATGATGGCACCGACGCCACGCGGAATCCGCAACAAAAATCCAGGCAACATCGACTACAACCCGCGCAACCAGTGGCAGGGCCAGCTGGCCCCCGACCCCAATATCGAAAAGCGGTTCGCCCGCTTCGACTGTGCAGAGAACGGTATCCGCGCACTGGGCAAGCTGCTGCTCAACTACCGCGGCAAGGACGGGATGCCCGGGGTCGGCAAGCCCGGCATCGACACCCCCATCGAATTCATCAGCCGTTGGGCGCCCAGCACCGAAAACAACACCCTGGCTTACGCCCAGGCCATTGCCAAGCGACTCGGCGTTGGTGTGCGGGACACCATCGACATCACCAACCCCAAAGTGCTGCGCGAAACCATGGTCGGCATCATCGAGCACGAGAACGGTTACAACCCGTACAGTGCCCAGGTGATCGACGAGGGTGTGCGCCGAGCGCTGGCCAAGTGAGGGATCGCCGCTATGCAAACGATAGGGAAATGCCTGGGCAAGGCCGAGGATGGTTCGCTGTGGTTCTGGTGTCAGGGTTGCGGTCTGCCGCATAGCCTCAACGTCGGGCAGGGGCCTGGCCAGCGCTGGGGCTACAACGAGAACCCCAACGCGCCGACCTTCACGCCATCGGTGCTGTCCCGGTACAAGATGGGCGGCGATGAGATCATCTGCCACTCGTTCGTCACCGACGGGCGCATCCAGTATCTCACCGACTCAACCCACGAGCTGGCCGGCCAGACGGTGGACCTGCTCGACTGGGAAAGCGCATGGGCCAGCTGGTGAGGTTCCTGGCCGCCGTACCGGAGTGGGTGTGGTTCATGATGCTGGCCATCGCTATCGCCGGCATCCAGCAACTGCGTGTCGTCAACGAACGGGCTGACAAGCTCACGGCCCAAACCGAGCTGGCCAACTACCGGACCGAGGTGGCCGAGCGGGATCGCCGCAACGCCGCCAAGTCCCGGGCCGAGGAACAGCGTCTGCAGCGCAACAAGGAGATCGAAGATGCCAATGCACGGGAGGAGCGCCTGGCGCTCGAAGGGGATGTTGATCGCTATCGCGATGCTGGTGTCAGCCTGCAGCACGAAGTCGATCGACTGCGGGACGGCAGACGTGCTACCTGTGACGCCATCGCTGCCCAGCAGCGCCAGGCAAGACCCACTGCCAGCATGGTGTGCGGGGAACTGCTTGGAGAGCTTGACCAGATGGCGGGAAGCCTCGGCGAAGCGCTTGGCCGAAGCCGAATAGCCGGCCTGACCTGCGAGCGCATCGCCGACGCCAACAGTCAGACCTCCCCAGGGTCAGCCCGCCAGTAGTGCAGCTTCGCCGACAGGCCGCCGAGCCCGATATTCAGCTCATACGGCGGCCTGTACCCCTCGATCCCCTCTCGCTTCAGCACCCGATCACAGGCACTGTTGAACGTGTCGACCACCGAGCCCTTGTCCTGTTCGAGCGATGTGGTGATGGTCATGACCTGGGACTTGGTCAGTTCTAGGTGTGCAGCGTGCATTCAGAAGTCCTCCTCGCTGGCCAGCCGTAAAAGCACATCGGCGTGGCACGCTTTGGGCGCGCAATGACACACGAGATCCCGCCCAACGAGCTCGTGCAGTGAACCGGTAAGTTCGGGATGCCACCCGAGGTACTTTTCATAGCGTGCGATTACCTCGGCCCGGCTTCCGTCCCGTCCGGCTCGGAACGGGTTACCCCACTTGGTGGTGCGGTCGACCAACACGGCGTCAGCCGGGATGCCTTGGTCGCCGGCCTTCCAGACCTTAGTCATCGTCGCCATCCCGGGTGGCCTTCAGGCTGTCGGCCAGATACATCAGGTAACCGCAGGCATAACCCATCGCCTCCTCGCTCAGGCCCAGGCCCTTCCAGTCCACGGCCAGCTGCAGGTTGTCGAGGAACGCGCCCGCCTGCTTGCGGACCTTGTCGCGCAGTTCCTTCTTCTCCGCTCGTTTAAGGCCCATCAGAAGTCCTCCTCGTAGGTCCAGCCCAGATCGGAGCAGATCTGCTTCACGCGCTTGACCCGCTCCTCGGTGACATGGGGTCTCAGCTGCACGCAGGTTCCCCAGCCCGGGGTACTACCTAAATACGCTGCCTGGAATGCACCACGTAAATCCAGCCACGCCACGAACTGGTTGATCGAGTGGTCGTGGGAGTCGGTGACATCGGCCAGGGTTTGAATCCGGTCGGCGTAGATCAGCACGTCCACCTGCAGGCCGCCCTCGTGCATGGGCGCGTACTGGGCGATCGCGTGGAAGCGGTCCTCGTCGCCCGGGAACTTGTCGGTGTAGTCGTTCTTCTCGTCGCGGTCGTAGATCTTGGCCAGCTCGTGGCTGGAGCGGCAGCCACCCTCGAAGAACTCGCTGACATCGCTGATCAGCTGCTGCACCTGCGCCTCGTGGGCACCGACGATTACCAGGTCAATGTCCTTCGGGTGCCGGCCGTGCAGCTGATCCCGCACGCACCCACCGGCCAGTCCGAGGGTCACGTTCGGGAAGTCGACGCTGAGCCACGCCGACAGGTCGCTCAGCAGGGGCCGGCCGATCTGCACCTTGCTCGGGTCCAGGCTGTTCAGCGGCATCAGCATCGTTGCGTGCTTGTTGCGGGTTGTCGCTAGGGGCTTGCTCATGTGTCGGTTCCTTGATCGGGTCGATGACCAGGCTGGCCAGCACCTTGGTCGTCAGGTCATGCGGGTTCTTGGCATTGACGAAGCGGCGGATCACACCGCGGCCATCCGGGCGCACGCGCCCTTCCAGCCGACGGTATGCCCGCTTCATCACCTTGGGGTTCTTCCAGTAGCTGTGGAACCGGTCGATGAGGACCAGAACCAGCAGCGCATGGAGGTCGTCTACAGGTTGATCGGTCACTGGCCGGCTTCCGCTTTGCGCAGCATATTCCACAGCGTGCAGCCTTCCGGGTTTTTCCACGATGGGTCCCCAAAGTAGCCCATCACTCGCTTGGCCAGGTTGGTGCGCTTTTCGCGTTCTTCGTTAATGTCGTTGTGCAGCTGAGTGAATGCGACCTCTACGCGCTTGGATACGGTGCCAGTTCCTACATGCTCTGCCCATTCGTGTTCCTCGATCATCTCAGCCATCGCCACGCATTCCTCGAGTTCCATTTGCATACCGCCGCATTGCAGGCGAAGCTCGTCAATCTTTTTGGTCAGGTCGATCATCAGCGCGAACAAGTCGGGACCATCAAACGAACAGTCGTCGACCGGTATGCCGGATGCCTTGATCGCAGCGATGCAGTGGTTCTTCAGCGCCCCGTAGTTACCATGCAGGTGCTCGGCCGGGCTGTATGGGGTAATGACCACAGGATCGTTCATCAGCGGCAGCCAGCCAATCGGCGTGCCCTTGCCTTCGGTGAAGTGGTCGTGAGTCCAGCACCAGCCGGCGAACTTCCATTCGTCCAGGCCGTCATGGTCGAAGTTGTTGGCGCCGATGGTCGGTGCGTGATCCGAGTCCTCGGTCGAGTGCTCATCGAACTCAACGAGCAGGCGCAGCAGGGTGCCGTCGCGTGGAGCCGTGTCCATATCGCGCCACTTCGGGTCGTGGTCTTCCTGCCTGCCGCACAGGGTGCAAACCTGCAGCCACTGACCATCGTCGGTCCATTCGTGCTTGCAGTTGGTGGTGTTACTCATGGGTCCATTCTCCATCGGGGTAGCGGTAAATGAATTGGTACAGGCCGGTTGGAACACGCCGCACTTCCAGCAGCAGCTCTCCGGTATCGCCGTAGAACCGATATTGCCGACCGACTTCACCCTCACGGCCTCGCAGCACATCGATCGTCACGTAACTGGCGTCGGGCAGGCTGGCCCAGGTCACGGTGTGCAGCCCGGCCTTCAGCGTGTCGGCCGGCAGCCAGCGCAACGGCATCTCCTGCAGGCTCAGCAGCTGCTTCTTGCGCGACAATATCCGCAAGGGCGCCGTCAGTATCTCCCGGGCCGATTCGATCGCCTGGCGGCCCACCACGCGCTTCAGGCACTCGGGTGGATCGGGGTCGTTCATGTCCCACCCCAGCCCACACTCGCAGAGCATCTGGTCGCTGTGCTGGCGGGCCTTGCAGCCGGTTTCGCGTTTTCTCACAGCATGTCCCTCGGTTTGATGAACACCAGCCAATGGGTCAGGCCTTGGCGTCCGCTTGGGTGGCCGAACAGCGGGGCCACTTCGCACAGTTCCAGGACCTCAGCGACCTTGACCTGCGTTTCGTTCCACTTGAAAACCAGCACGCCATTGTCGGCCAGCACCCTGAAGCATTCAGCGAAGCCCAATCGCAGCTCCTCGCGCCAGTCCCCCACCAGCTTTCCGTACTTGGCGGCCAGCCAGCTTTTCGGCCCGGCGTTCGTCAAGTGTGGCGGATCAAACGCCACCAGGTTGAACGACCCATCGGGGTACGGCATCGCGGTGAAATCCATGACCACATCAGGCTCGATGCGCAACACCCGCTGGCCGTCTTCCTTTCCGTGCGAGCGGTCGGTGACGGTCAGAACCTCGTGGCGCTTGTCACCAAACACGGCGTCGGGGTTCTCCCGGTCGAACCACATCATGCGGCCGCCACAGCAGGGGTCGAGTACCCGAGCCGTCATGCGTCACGCCCTTGGGGCTGATACACCCCGCAGATGTCGCGGCATTCCCGGTGGGTCTTGAGCCAAGCCGCGCGCCAGTATTTGTGGTTCACGGTGCCGACGGGGTACGGGTTGGCGCTGATCGGCTGCTTGGCGACGATGTAGGCGGTGCGCGCCTCGGTTTTAGCCCTCATTGGCGCAGCCCCTTGACCTTGCCCAGCACGGTCTTGGCATGGCGGATACGCTCGCGGTGGGTCTCGCGCGCATCGGCGTCAGGTATACCGCCCGCCCAGCTGGCTGCCTGCGCGATTACCCAGTCGAGGATGGCAACCTCGTCACGGGTGAAAATGGGTTTCGACTTTGTGGTCATGGCTCGAACCCCGGCTGCAGCTCGTAGTCATCCGGCACCACCTTGTAGAAGCGTGGCGCATCGGGCCCGGTCTGCGCGTTGATCACATCGGCGATCAGCTGCAGCCGCTCCTCGGGCAGGTTGGGCAACCCAGTGACGAACTTCTCGTTGGGGTAATCCCCGCCGAAGTTGTCTGTGTTTACGATCTTGGCCATTACTTGAACACTCCCGTGAATCCCAGGCGCGCGGCGAGCCAGGTGGCCCACATGTACTGCACCCGGTAGTTGACATAGACCGACGGCGAGTCGGCGTGGTGGCACTGCAGCGCATCGGGACCGCCGATGTCCATGGCCGACTCGAACAGCTCCCGCTCGGCCTGGATGATGCGCAGGTGCATGTCGTACAGAACACGCTGGGGCGGCAGCATGCCCGGGTCCATCCACGGGTCATCGCGACCCACGAATTCCACCCAGATCTTCAGCTGGCGCACCTCGGCCTCGTAGTGGCTTTTCGCGTCACCGCCGCAGTGGATGATGTTGGTGCACTTGAGCATCTGCGGGTAGCGCTTGACCAGTGCGGCCATGCGCGGGTCGTTTTTGATACGGTCGGTCAGCATGGCGCCAGCTCCTTGGCCAGGATCTCGTCGAACTCCTCGATCGACAAAGGGGTCGGACCCATGCCGGCCATGTTCCAGTGATACCACTTGAGGCCGCTGTAGGTTACGGTCAGCCACGCCTCACCGATGTGCAGCTCGGCGATCTGCTGGCGGGCCGCCCGGCGCTCCATGGCCTCGCGCATTTGCACGACGGCAGGGTTGGCCTTAGGTTGGATTGCGTTGATCTTGGTTATTTCGTCAAGGCAATTGTTCCACCCATCATTTTGCAAGCAGGCGGTATAGCTCGCGGTTGTCACATCCTTTCGGTCGGGTAACGCGATAGGCTTGGCCAGATCCTCGAAGTGATCTTTGCGCAGGCCCTCCAAGCGAGCCTGGTAGCGATCAAGCGTCTTCAGCAGTTGCTGGCGCAGCCCGTTATAGGGCAAGTCGATGTACTCACGCATAACGCCGGACAGCTCCAGCGCGACGTGGCGAGCCTGGCCGTATTTGTCCTGCAGGCCCTCGATCGTTTTAAGCGCCTCAAGTGTCGGCGTAACCGTCGAGGTCACTTGCATATTCTGGCTTTGCACGCGGTCGATAATGCGGGCCAGCGAGTTGAAGTTGATCCCGGTCATCTCGTGGCCGATAGACCCACGCTCGCACGGGTAGACGTGTGCCTCGCAACCCAGCACTTCGTTGACCAGCTTTACGATATCAGGCCATTGCATTTTTTCGTTCATTGGTCTTGCCCCTTGACAGTCATGACGTGACGCAGTGTCGAGTATTGCCCCGGCCCGGCCTGGTCAGGGTCGATGCCCATTTCCAGCAAGCTAGCGCGAAGCCTTGCCGCCGATGCGGTGCGGCGGAATTGCGGCATACGCTCGCTGTCGGCGCAGTCACACTCGACGATGTTGGGCGCGTAGCCGTCGGCCTCGGTGCCGCTGTCACCATCCTGATACTTGCCGTAGCCCTTGCAGGTGCCGCAATACTCGGCGTCCTGATCCATGTATGCCCGCCAGTAGTCCAGGCTGGCACGCTGGGCAGGGCTCAGCCGCTCCTCGATCGCCTGCAGGTTGGCGCGAGCGTCGACCGGGTCGATGATGACCGGCGTGTAGGTGTCGCACTTGTACTGCAGGTGGCGGTCGCCCTCGGTCCAGTCGATGCGGTCCGAGCCCAACGGCACCGGGCCTTTGTTCGCCGGCTTGGCGTCGTCCAGATCCCCCTTGGCCGGGATGCCCAGGTACTCACGCCACGGGATCTTGGCACCGTTAACCAGGAAGCCCCACACGCCTTGCCATGGGCCGCTGATGAACATCGTCCAGGCGCCATCGTCGTGCACGTCGGTGATGGTGTGGTACTCGCCGAAGCCTAGCTTGGCCGTGTCGCCCGGCTGGCGCAGCTTGATCTCGGTGGCCTCGAATTGACCTTGCGGCTTGTACGGCAGGCTGGCCAGCAGCTGAACCACGGCAGGATCGTCGGCCGCCAGCAAGCGCTTCTCGGTGTACCAGCCCTTCAGGATGATGGTGCGGGCGTTCCACGGGTGATCGTGCAGGGCCCGGTCGTAGTCCTCGCGCTTGATGTGGTGGATGCGGATCGACCATGGGCAGAAGAACCAGCGCGGCTTGTTGGTCACCCGGTCATACGGGTTGAACAGCCAGTAGCGCGCCATGTACGACGGGTCCTGGTTGGACGGCAGGTGCAGGTAGGGGTGCTTCATCGCGCGGCGGATCAGCCAGTTGGCGATGGCCGGCTTGGAGAGCAGGCGGGCGAGACGGTTCCAGATCATTGCGGGGTGTCCTCTAGGTTGTAGCGACGCCAGATCAGCGCCAATGCGAGTGCATGAGAAATGGTGATGTGTTCGATGGCGTCGCCGACCTTCAGCGCTGCGGTTACTTTCCAGTTAAGCCAGTCGCGAGGCCCGATCCGGTTATCGTCAACAACGCTGACGCTGACGACCATCGCAGTGACGCCGTGGTAATCGAACACCGAGCCAACCGGGTAGTGCTCGTACAGAACATCCACCGAAGCGCTTCGACAGATATGGGCGTCGATATTTTCCGGGTTGCGCTTATCGGAGAAACCCATGTCGGTGAATCGGCGCAGGCTCTCGGTGATGGCGAACACACGATCGAGGAAACCCTGGTACTGCGGGGCGCTCAACCGGCGGAAGTCTTGGGTATCGAGGTATTGCATCGGGAAGGCTCCTCGGGTTCAAATTCGTGCTGTGGAACGAACTTTAGATAAACCCGAGGAGGGTGTCAACAACTAACGTTTAAAAGTCCTCGAAATATTCCCGGTAGACCGTCACCTCGGGGCGATCGATCAGGTCGTTGAACCAGGCGGCGCCCTTGGCATCGAGGCGGAAGCATCGCCCGAGGGTCGGGTGGATGAACCAGTTGGGGGCGCTGAACGTCATGTGGTCACCTGGGCCGGTAGGCACGAATACCCACCAGTCGCCCGGCTCTAAGGGCTCGTGGTCCTCCAGCTCGCGGTAGTCCATCAGCCGCTGGCCAAGGTGCTACGGATGCCGATCCGGTTGACGACCTCACCCCCGTTGCCGCGTATCATCTTCTCGAAGTTGACCATCTCCTCGTCGGTCATCTTGGGCAAGTCGGCCGCCTCGACCGTGATGCTGGTGGTTCGGGCCAGGCGCTTCAACTCATTAAGCTCGGCGGTTACCCGGGCGACCTGCTTCTCCAGCAGACGGTTCTCGACCAGCAGCTTACCGGTCAGTTCCTGCAGGTGGCCCTTGCTGATGCACATGTGGCGGGCACGCCGTGGGCCGTTGAGCAGTTCCAGCAGCTCGAACACGTCGGCGCCAGGTACGATGCGGCCGTCCTGCAGTTCGATGTCACCGGTCAGCGGGATGGGGGTGTTGTCGATAGTCGGGTTCATTGCTTCACCTTGATGGTTGTGTTGCCGATGCGGATCCGTCCGGCTTTCAGCGCCGTGGCCAGGTCCAGGTTCATGGTGGGTTCTCTGCCTTCCCCGCGAGTCGGTATGCTTTCGCGCAGCTGGCGCAACGCCCAGCCGATGTTCTTCGTTTCGATCCACAGCACCGGGAAGCGGTCGCTGGTCTCGCGCTCCAGCTTGGCCACCGCGCTGAATAGGCTAGTCATCCGGGCATTCCCCCGGGATGACGGTCACTGGTACGCCGGCCTTCTCGGCCAGCTGCACCATGCTCGCGGTTCCAACGCCACCCGGGAAGGCGATCACACGCTGGATCGGTATAGCCTCCAGCATCTCACGGTTGCGGATGTGGCCGGCGCCTGGCCCCAGCTTGTTCCACTGAGCGGGGAAGCTGAAGTACGGCAGGCCCATGGTCGATGCCCACTCCTTAGCAAGGTAGTCTGCACCACGCGCATCGCCCTGAACGATCACCAGGGTCTGGTCGTTTGGCACCGACAGGCGCACCTCATTCAGCTCGGTGTTTACACGGATCTGGTCGCCGTAACGACGCCCACCGGTCACGATCACATAGTAGGGTTTCAGCATTTCAGAAGTCCTCGTCGACCGGCTCGGGCACTACATCGGGCTGAGCCGGCACATCGAACAGGTCCTGGATCTGCACCACGCAATACGGGCAGTCCAGGACGGGGTAGGGCGAGCCCCACGGAAGATCGCCACCGACCTGCCGTGTGTCGTCGCAGTAGTGGCAGTCGGGCGTCATTGCGGAAGGGCCATCCAACCGGTGGGTGGGAACGTTCGGCAGAAGTGCACGCTGGCTGTGACCCTACCCTCGTAACGCCAGTAAGGCTTTGGCGCCCGGTGGTACGCCTGGTCGTCCCAGCGACCGATGTCGACGGCCATCATGCCGTTCGCCGTGGGGTGCAGCAGCAGGATGCGCCGGTCTACCGGGGCGGTGTCCATCGACTGCCACTTCGGGATCAGCCGGTTGGCCAGCTTGAGCTCGTCTTCCAGCTGACGTATGCGCTGCATGGCCGCGTCGAAGGTGTGCACTGGCTGGGTCATCCCATGAACTCCCCGGCGAAGTCATCGCCACGAACGTCGAGGAACACGTCGGCGGCCATGAATGCTTCCTGGATAGCGGCCTTCCACCAATCCATGCTTTCGATGTCTTCGGTCTTGGCGATCATCGGCAGCAGGCGCAGCGCGATCTCGTCGCGGCTGGTCAGCTTGTCCGGCCCATCGGCGCGGAATTGGGTCAGGCGGCGTTTCGCAGCTCGCACCGTTTCGAGCATTGGCTGCAGCGCCTTGGGGTTGGCGCCGGCTGCGACGAATTTCTCAAGATGGCCGATGGTCTCGCCCAGCTTCTTGTCCAGCAGGTTGTTGGTTATTTCCATGGTTTCGTGTCTCAGCTTTTGGTTTCGGGTGTGTACAGCAGCTTGTATTTCATGCCGAACCGCATTGGGCCTGGCTCAACGTCCATCCAGCGATGCGGTGTAAAGGTCTCGCCGTTTATGAGGCTTGGCCGCCATACCGCTACAAGGGGCTTGCCGGCCACCAGGTAGACGGTTCGGTCGGGGTGGATCTGCTGGTGCAGCTGGCGGATGTCGACGCCATATAGCTCGACCGCTGACAGGACGATGTCGGCTTCCAGCTCGCGCACCTCGTGGCGGTACTTGTCGGCCAGCTCGGCGAACAGCCGGCGCAGGTTCTCGCCGGGGTCGGGGAGCTTAGAGTCATGCGCGGCGGAATGCAGCACTTCGCAGGCCTGGGCAGGTGTCACCGGAAAGCGAAGCATGTCGTCCTTCAGCCATTCGGGTCGGCCTGTGCATGGCCAATGCTGGCGGGTCGACGGCTTGATGAACGTCCGCTTGAATGGAGTAGCTTCGTCAAAGGCTACGATCTTGGCCGGCTTGTCGGTAAGGCCCAGGTAGCGGTCAATGTCGTTTGCCCCGGTTTTCGGAGTGATGTCGATCAGGATCTTTTTCGGCTTGTCACTCACGAGCTGATCCCCCGGATGGCGCCGCTGAACGGGATGATGGTCAGGCCGTATTCCTGCAGGGCCTCCAGCGGCTTGGCGCTCAGCACCAGCGCATTGTTGGCCGGCAGCACGCTGGGGGTCGGCGTCATGTTGTCCAGCTCGATGACGCGCTTGAGGCCGTACTTGCGCATCAGCGCCTGGGCGTTGCGGGTCTTGCCGCAGGCCTGTGGCCCGTGGACGATGATCGACTGTGGCATAGCGGTGAATCTCCTGTGCAGTTAGTCGCACTTTAGTTAAACCCTTTGCGGGTGTCAACAAGAAAAAGGCCCGCCGAAGCGAGCCCTTTCCGTGACGCCGTGTTACAGGTCTTCTTCGACCCTGGCCTTGCGCACCGCCTTGTCCTTGCTCACCCGCCACAGGCGCACACCGGCCTCGTCGTTGAGCTCGTCAGTCCCTGCAGCGAACTCGCGGGCGATCAGGTACACACCGATGCGGCGGCCCAGGGCGATCAGGCTGCGCACGTCCTTCTTGGTCTGGCCTTCCCGGTAGAAGCTGTTCCTGCCGGTGTCGATGTCCATGGCCAGAAGCTGGGCGGCTCGCGGGTCTTCCATGGCGCGGGATCGGCGAGCCGGCACAACGGCCACGCCTTCGTCTAGCTTGATGTCATCCATGGGTCAGAAGTCCTCGTCCTCGGTTGCGGGTTCGTCGTCTTCGGCCAGATCGCTCATGCCGTCGCCGTGGGCACCGCCGAACTGCTCCTGCAGGCTGCGCAGGGCTGCCTCGGGATCGGACATGGCCAGCAGGTCTTCCAGCGGCGTGTTGTTGATATGGGTGATCCGCAGACCTTCCTCGGGCTGGGTGATCTCGGGGATGTCCTCGCCGGCAATGTTGTTCAGGCACGACAGCAGCTGGCGGATGGCCGCGGTCATCAGGATGATGTCGGCGTCGATCAGTGCTGCGGGGTCGCCATCGGCGTCGGCCCGGGCACCGCCCAGCAGCATGTCGCTGAACTTGATGCCCTTGAAGATCAGGGTCTCGGTCAGCTTGAAGGCCATCTCGCTGCCCATGATGACGCCCAGCTCTTTGACCCGGAAGCCGTCCTCCAGGTAGCGCTGAGGCTCGTCCTCGCTCAGGTCCACGCCGTTGAAGGACACGGTATCCTTCGACTCGTTGACCAGCTTGGCGAACGCACAGGTGGCCAGGCCCTCGGCCTTACCCTTGCGCATCAGGTCGCCCAGCCACTGCTGCGGTGGCAGCTTGGTGGTCAGCGGCCGCACGGCCAGACTGCCCATCGCGTCACGCAGCTTGCACAGGAAGTCCTCGGCCAGCTTGGCGGTGCTGGCGCCGACCACCAGCAGGTTGCCGATCACCAGGGCATTGACCACCTTGTGCTTCAGGAAGGCCTTGGGCAGCAACTCGGCCACGACCACGTCCTTGATCTCGGCGGCCTCCTTGCGATAGACCTTGCGGCCTTCCCGTTCTTCCAGGGCGATGACCTTCTTGATGACGTGCTCGCGGATGGTCGCGGCGGTAAGGTTGCGCTCGTGCACCTTCAGGCTGAACAGGTTGACGCCTTCGGCGCCGTTCCACACCAGCTCCTCGCTGACGGTAGGGGCGAACGGGCCGAAGCCCAGGCCGCGCCACTGCGAACCGGTTGGCTCGAACTCGGGGTACTCCTCCAGGCACTCGCTCAGCTTCGACCAGCTGTTCAAGGTCTCGATGTGAGCGGCGTTGGTGATGCGGTACAGCAGCATTGCTTTGAACATGGGATGTCCTTATTTGTTGAACAGCCACCAGAAGTAGCCGTACACCGTGATCAGACTGACAACCACGGTGATGGATAGGTCGATGTCAGAGCTGATCACTGATCATCCTGGCGGGACAGGCGGCGAACCTGGAATGGGCGATCGACGAAGACCATCTCGCCGTCGTCGTTGCGCTTGCTCCAGCTTTGGCCGTCGAAGTACATCTTCTGGATCAGTGACTCGCCCTTGCCGGTTGTGTGATACCAGCCTGCAGCGTTGGTTTTTCCGGCTGGCGTCCAGGCCGACTCGACGGTGGTGCTGGTCGACACGGCCGACTTGTACTCGGCATACAACGACGCCGGCACCTCACGCTTGGCCAGCGGCAGCGGGGCCTTCTCGAAGCGGTAGATCATGCCGCCCTCGACGGTGGGGATCGGCGTCAGGGTCTCGCCCTGCTCCAGCAGCGCGTAGTCAGTCGGGCTGATCTCGATCTCGGCCAGGCCGTGCTTCTTCATGATCACGCCGATGGCCAGCAGGTTGGCCGCCATGAACTGCTGCATCTGCTGCTGGTTCATCGAGGACAGCAGGTCCATGGTGCGTTGGTCTTTACGTTTGGTCATTGCGTTGGTCCTTGCGGTTAGAAGTCTATTTCGTTGGTCTTGAAGCGTTTCTGTTTGTCGCGGATGGCCTCGGCTACGACCTTGTCGCCACCCCGCAGCACGGCGTCGGCTTTGATCTTGGCGATGACATCCGCCTCGATCGCCGGGTAGTCGGTAGTCACCTGGGCCAGGTCGTATTCCAGCGGGATGGCCCAGCGGTTGCCACTGGCATACTCGACCACGCAGATCCGGTTGAGGTCAGGGCGCGTAGCAATGGCGAAAAGCACGTCCATACCGTCGAAGTTAAGGTTGAACACCCCGTGGCACTCACTGGCCAGGTCGCCGCGATCGGTTACAACGTAGATCGTTCGGCTCATAGCACCACCGGGTCAGGCTGCAGGTTGAACTGCTTCTTAGCCTCACGCTCGGCCGCTGCAGGCGTCCGGTAGTAGAAGCCGTCCTTCGGGCTGGCCACCAGGGTCAGCAGCCCATCCTTCATCATGCGCCGGGTGATCTTGCGCAGCCGGGTGTGTGACCAGCTGTAGCGCGAGACATAGAAGGCCCGGGTCTCGGCGATCTGGACGATCTCCTGGCGGCTGATGGTTGCGATATGCGGTCCCTTGCTCAACGGTTACCCCCTTCGCTGTTTGCGGTTGCGCGCCTTCTCCCCCTTGGAGCGGCGGCATGGTTTGAATGGGTCGTCGCTGGGCGGCAATAGCTGCGGCCGATTCAGCTCTGACATGGTCAGCGGCCCGACGTGTTCTAGGTGCCCGCGCAGTTCCTCCAGCTGCAGGTTGCGGTCGGACTTACCCATCCCGATGTCGGATGGTGCACGGAAAACGACGCTACGGCCTAACGCGGCGAGTGCCATACCGATGCGCATGGCTGGGTTGCCGCCGATACCAAGCACGACGACCTTCACGCCTGCACCTTGAAATACTTGTGGGTCGAAGGGCAGCGCGCGGTGTAAACACGCTGGCCATTCTCCTCGGTTACCAGCCGCATACCCTGGAACTGGTGGAAGTGCAGGGCATGGCCGCAGCACGGGCAAAGGGTGGTCCCTCGATCCACAGGTTCGTTGTTTTCACACTTCAGGCACTTGGCCGTTTCTGGTGGCGACGTCTTGCAGCCGACCATGTGCCCGCACTCAAGCCAAAGGTAATACTTGGTGCCGAACTGCGCGGCCAAGCTACCGGGGCGAACGTGCTTGACCTTCACGACCTTGCGCTCGGGGAAATTGGCGGTGTCGACGATGCGTGGTTTACCGAGTTTCATCTGGCCAACCCTCCAGGTCGAAGCGCTTCTCACATTCCTGGCGCAGAGCCTTAAGCGTGTCATGGCAAGACCGCTGGCCCGAGATAACCATCAGCTCATCCGGTTCGCGGTCGGTGACCTTGCCGGTGTCCGCATAGACGGCCACGCCGCCCAAGCTCAGATCTTCCATGCTGACCTTGATGCCGTACTTCTTGAAGAAGGCCTCGTCATCCGGGTAGACATTGGGGATCTCGACGACGTTCTGGTGCCCGTTTGGCGGGATGAAGCATGTAACGGTAAGGGTCATTGCGGTTGCTCCGACTTTGGGTTGTAGTCATCGGCCCAGGCGTTGAGCAGCTTGGCCAGGTGCCTTGCGTTGTCGACGCCTGGGACGGCGATAGCCGGCTCGTCTTCGTCATGCTCATGGTCGACGTGAAGCCATACGCGACCCTGACCTTCGGCACCATCGAAGCTGACGCGCACAGGCTTCTCCCAGCCGATGTTGGTGACCTCGCGTGGCGGTGGCTGCAGGATCACGTCCTGGTTGAAGTCGATCGGTGGCTCGTCGCGAACATGGCCCGCTGCGGCGAGGATCACAGCCTTGGCAGCCTTGGCGCCAACCGGCTTGCCCAGGATGACCATCAGGCAGTCGGCCATGTGGTTGGCCATGTCGTCGTCGCTCAGCAGGCCCAGCTGGTGGCAGTCGAGCACGGTGGCGCCGCGCGCCTTGAGGACCTGCTGCTGGCCGATGCGCTCGGTGATCAGGGTCTCGACCAGGTCGGCCAGTTGCTGCTGCAGCTCGGTCAGGTTCTGCACCACCAGGGTCTGGCCGCTGATCGTGGCCTCGCTTACCGACTGGGTGAAGCGATCGAGGATCTGGCCGATGCGCGAGCGGGACGACTGCACGGGCTCGGGGGCAGCCACGTCGGGCGGCAACACGGATTCCCACCAGCTCAGCAGCACCAGATCCTCAACCTGGGATTCGGCCTGGCCATACCACTCGTTAAGCAGCTTGAATCCGTCGGCCTGCACCTTGTACATCGGAGAACAGCACAGCCCCTTGGACTTCAGGCAATAAATCGCCATCTCGATGTCGTCGTGGATGTTCGGGTCGAGCTGTCGGCAAGTCGCTTTGGCTTCGGGGCGAAGGTCCTCGACAAACAGCGTGATCGGCTTGGGGTCACACTTGTCATGGCTGATCTTGACGACCAGCTGCACCGGGTGGCGCTCAGGTGCCGGCCCCATGACGGCTTTCACATCATCGGCAGCCTGCTTGGCTCCAGCATGAGGATCGACCGCGGCCCATATGCGGGCAGCCTGGTCGATGTCATGCGCGTACTTGACACTCGACTGCGATGCCCACTGGCGCCATACGGCGAAGTTGCCGATGGTGTCGGCGGCTGGCTCGCAGCCCTTGAGCAGGTAGGCGGCCGAGATCCAGTCGCGGTACAGGTCAGGGTACAGGGTGTGACCGTCGTATTGCAGCCGGTATACCGATGGCTGGCCGGCGATGGCCGGCTGCAGAATGGACACGGTGAACGGTGTCTTCTTGGTGCTACTCATGCGGGTGTGCTCCTTGTCGGTCCAGGGTGGTTCAGGTCAAACGGGTGACGGTGAGCACCACCAGCGTGTCGCCGTCGTCGGCACTGAAGTGGCCGATGCTGGTGGTGAAGGTGCGGCCGGTGCACTCGGGCTTCGCTTTGACCTTGGCGATCTGGCCGCCGATGGTGTCGCGCAGCTTGCCCTTGGCCGCGATAATGTCCGCGTGCACCGTGGTGGCAGCCGGCAGGCGGTTGGCCCGGCAGGCGGTCTCGCCGATGTCCAGGGCGATGACCTGCTGGGTGAAGGCGATCGGATTGGCGCGGCGGGCGGCGGGCAGGGCTGCCGACTCCAGGGGTAGCTCGGTGGCCGACTTGGCCTGGGCTTTCGGTGCGGCCTTCTTCGGCGAGGCCTTGGTGGCAGGGATCGGTGGGGCGCTTCGAGCGGTCTTGCTGGTCATCTCGTTGGTCCGTTAATTGGTTGAGAACGAGGTGATGATAAGACATACGCCACGGGTGTCAACTAAAAACATTCGGACGAGACGAGATCCGGCTGGGTTGCTGGCGCGAGAGGGCGGGAATCCGGTTGGGTTGCTGGCGCGAAACGGTTCGACCAGGCAATAAAAAAGACCGCCTGGATGGGGCGGCCTTTCGGTGGGGCTGGCGTGCTGAAGCAAATCGACGACCAGGACTTTACACGACCAGGTTGGGCAGGGCGACACCGGGAATCCGGCTGGCTTTCCAGGGCGAGGGGATCCGGCCAGGTTGCTGGGGCGAAACTTCCAGCGGGGCGCCGGGAATCCAGTCAGCTTTTCAGGGCGAGAAAAATCTGTACCGGCGCAGGTTCCAGGGCGAGCGGTTGGCCCGCTGCTCCAGGTAGGCGATCGAGCGGCGATGGGGTTGGATCGGCAAACGGGGTGGTGCCTGATTTTTGGGGGCTGGCGGCCGTATAAAGAAGGGGTTTGCGGGGTGGCGGCCTGGGCGATTGGGGCGCCTGGCGGCCTGGGCGATTGGGGAGATTGGGGCGCCTGGTGGCGGGGTGGCGAAACTTTTTGTGATTGGGGGATTGACACCTACGGCGGGTGTCGGCAAAGTGCACCCCATGGCAGCGCTTTCGCCGCCCAGCTAACCCGAAAGGAGATACACCCATGGCCGTACAAGTTCGCGATACCGCTGCAGGCAAGTCGATTAGCGCCTATATCGTCCTCAACAAAAAAGGCGTTCACGTCGCCACGATTAACGTGCACTTTGGTAATTCCCGCGTTTCGGTCGACGTGTGGAACCTGGGCGACAAGGCCATTCACGCTTGCCGTGTCGCCGCTATCAAGTCCGGCGCACTCAAGCCCGAGGCTTTCGTTAAAGCGGTTGAGGCGTCCAAGGTTAAACGCGATTGGGGCAATGGCCAGGATCACGAAAGCCACGCGACCTATGACCTTTTCGGTTTCCAACAAGGCAGCGCCAGCGGTTATGGGTATGACAAATACACGGCTGCGCTGTCGGGGCTTTGGATCGACGGGCACCAACTGGCCGACCACAGCCGTGGCAATGCCCAAACCGAGCGCCTGCTAGTGGCATACCAGAAAGCCACGGCTAAGTGTGAGACGGTCGAAGCGGCTAACGAAGTGCGCAAGGCGTTCAATGACAAGGCTGCAAAAATTGGCGCGTTCCTCACCAACTATCGGTCGTGCCAGGATGATCGGGAACGCGGCTTTTACGGCTCGTGCTACCTGGAATCAGGCCTTAGCCGTCTGGAAAAGCTGGGTTACACCGTGATCCAAGCAATCTAAGTCGACCGCCCTATTTTTGGAGATTCCCCCATGCAAAACATTCAATTCAATGTTGGTGGTCGTGATCTGACTTTTGCGGTCCGTTTTGAAGACGACCACGATCAAGGCGCACCGTGGGAAAATTCCGACGGTCATGGGCCAGTTTCGGGTTGGGAAAGCCGCGACAAACGCCCGGGGGAGATGATCCTTAATACAGATCGTGGCTCGAAACGTTTCTATGATTTCGCCGAAGCGTGCCTCATTGCCCGTCGTGATGGTTGGGATGCCGCGCCATATAACGACGGCACCGAAACGAAACGACAGCAGGCCGCCAAGGCTGCGCTATCTGATTTCGAGTATCTGCGCGCATGGTGCAATGACGAATGGCGATACGTCGGCGCTATCGTGACTTTGTTGGACGACGACGGGAACGAAACCACTGTTAGCGATTCACTGTGGGGGCTCGAAACGTTCGGCGATTATCACCAGATCGAAGCAAAGCGTATGGCTGAAGAAATGGCGTGTGCTTTGGGTGTGAGCATTGACTGGCCGGAAGGCATGGAAGACGAAACCCCGGAAGTTTGCGACCAGTGCAACGCCGAACTTGAACCGGGGCAAATCGGCAAATGCGACGACTGCCAGTCTACCGAACCCACGCCAGCGCTTCGCGCCTTCACCCATGGCCGCTGGCACGCCTGGCAAGGCACGGCAAAAGTCATGCTTTCGGATGAATCGGAAAAGCGGCTGCGCGAATTCGACAGCGTGAACGATGCGGTAAATTGGCTTTTCACCAATGATGAAAAAGACGCTGCGCGCGCCTTGACTGCGCATATCAAGGGGGTTTGAGCCATGGCCGATAAAATCAAAATCGACGGGCTCACTTTGACCGCCGAACAAATTGAAAAATGCCGCGAAGTGGCGATGTCGCCGGACGTGGTTAAAACACGCAAAGTCATTACTTGCTACAAATACGACGATGCAAACCTGGCGCTTTTCCGTGTCCAGGCTGCGCGGCATATCGAAGCTATCACGGTGCGCGCAGTGCTGAATAAGCCTTTGAAGGTGGATCAAGCCCGATATGTGAATTCCTGGCTTGTCGACGGCAATCCGATGTTCCGTGAATTCTTTGCAGCGCTTAATGCCGCCGTGGGGCGCGAATTCATCCGAGGCGCCAGGCCTGCAGGAAAGGAGGCTACCCAATGATTTCTGCAGCCGCTGTAAAACCACTTTTCTTGTGGCTCGTGCTGTGCTTCGACGGCCAGGCTTGCACAAACTCGCAAGTTCTGCAGCTGGACACGTTCGAAGGTGACGCCGCATTGTCGGATTGCCTGGACCAGAAAAAGGCTATGCGCGCAGGCCTTGACGCCTTGCCGCTGGCGCCCGTGCAAAAACTTGGCTGTCGTACCCTGGTGGAGTTTGAGCGCTCGGGGGTGGAACTGTGAAACGGCAAACCCCTGTTTTCCATCCGTGGTTACGCCTGGCAGCTGCGCTGGTGATCATCCTGGGCGGCCTGTCGGGTGGCGCCTGGCTTATCGACAGTGGTCACACCTTGACGGGGCTTTGCGCTTTCACGGCAATGCTTGGGGCGCTCAAGCCGCTGTATCCCGATGAGGAAAGTGTTTGACACCTACGGCGGGTGTCGGTAAAGTTCGTTTCACCAGCTAAGGAGATTCCCGCCATGTCACGTTTGACCGCTCGCAATTTCTCTCACCCGACCATGCAAGCCAAAATCCGTGGTGCGCACGCCCGCTCCCAGAATGGCGCCAGCGCACCAGTCGTAAACGCGAAAGGCCGCGTGATTATGGTGGCCGTATGGCGCCAAGGTCCGCGCCCAAGCTTTTACGTTGTCGAGAAAAACAATTTCATCGGCAAAGACGTTAGCACCATGGTTTACGCCGCCGTAGACCTTACCCCGCCAACCCCGAAAAAAGGTTTCGCCGCTCGCATGATTGGCCGCGTGGTTTCGTTCTTCAGACCTAAGCCGGTTTCCGTGTTTGCTGAATACCTGGGCAAAGCCAAGGCGATGATCCAAGAAGCGCGCGACTGCAAAGCGCAGGGTTACGACCTGGCCGCCCGTGAAGCGGTACGTTCTGCGCTGAATTTCCGTCGTGCCGCCCATGCGCACGCCCGTGGCCTGTAAGGAGTGATGATCATGCAAACCAAAAAAATCGAAGCGGTAACCCTTATCCGTGATTCTGCGCGTGGCCGTTTTATCCCGCGTGATTTCCTGTGTGGCGCAGACGGACAAATCGACCTGGCGCACTGCGCGACCTGGGGATTGACCGCCGAAAATCGCCAGCGCTGGGAAGACGCGGCAAACCCCGATTGTGAGTGGTATTGGGAAGCGTGGGCGTGGGTTCTCGACAATGCCGCGTATACCGACGAAGGCGGGAACCGCTACACG